GTGGAATTTTGGATTTATGAACAGAAGGGTTGCTTCAACGTATTCGACGGGAACGAAGTTCATTGTGGTTTTTTCAGCGAAGCCAACGCAGCAAAGATTGCATGTATCCGCGCTTTCGATGCAGGCACGCCCTACACCATCTATTACGCACGCCCTACGGAACTTATCTGAACAGGGCGCTCAAAAGCCGAGAGATGGCCATCCCTCCCGCGATAAGGGAAAGGATGGCCAGCACCACAAACTCTATTTCGATAAGCCTTGGCCGGCGCGGACGCATGAAGCTGTGTTACTCCCGATCGCGAAGTTCGCAATCAGCAGCTCGCCCGCTTTTGAGGCATTTCCCCTGCTCACCGTATAGGTCGTTTCGACCGGCATGATGCCGAATGCACCGAACACTTCCCGCACGCCGGGCGTATCGTTCAGCGACAGCAAGAACTTGCCCTTCATGGTGCCGAGTTGGGCGGCGAGCCGTTCGAAGTCCTCGCGCCCGAACACGTCCTGGCCATAGTCGGTCTCGCATCCCCAATAGGGCGGATCGAGGTAGAAAAGCGCGCGAGGGCGATCATAGCGGGTGATGAAGGTGGAATAGTGCAGCTGCTCGATCACCACCCCGGCCAGGCGATCGTGAATATCGGCCAGCAGCGGCTCCAGCTTCGTGACATTGAATCGCGCGCCCTGGCTGGCATCGACACCGAAGGTCCGGCCATGCACGCGCCCGCCAAATCCAAGCCGCTGCAGATACAAGAACCGCGCCGCCCGCTGCAGATCGGTCAGCCGATCCGCGGGCATCGCGCGCAGGCGCTCGAACTCACCCCGGCTCGCCACCCGGAATTTCAGCATATCGACGAAGTACGGATAATGCTCCTGCAGCACACGGAAGAATGTCACGACGTCGCCGCTCACGTCGTTGATCACTTCCGCCTTGGGGCGCTGGCGGCGGCGGAGAAAGATCCCACCCATGCCGACAAAGGGCTCCGCATAGAGCTGATGGTCGACCTGTTCGATAATCCGGGTGATGCGGCCCGCGAGATTGCGCTTGCCGCCGATATAGCCGGCGGCGGGGGAAACGGGGGTTACGGCACTCAACATGGTGGAAGCTTTGCCTCTTCTGGGGGTGGGCGTCGCTGATCAGCGACGCGATTGCACCCGCTGGCGCACTGCGACCGGCGGATACTCCCAGGGCTGGCACACCCGACAGGCTGTAGGAAAGCGGCGATTCGCCTTCGGCAAAATCAGGCAACGGCGGCCATCGGCTTGCGCTCGCGGAACCGGATCACCTCGCGCCCGATCAGCTCGTTAAGCTGCAGTAGCCGCACCTGCAGCGGCACGATTTCCAGATCGAAGAACATGTCGACAGCCTGGAGCGGATTGCCGAACCCGCTCGACCCTTGGGCCGGCACGATGCCCAGCACCTGCGGCGGTGTGCGGTGCGCGGCCAGCACATCGTCGCGCGTCGCGTTCTTGATGCCGAGGAATTCGTCCTTCGCGCCCACCTCCGCGATCGGCAGGATCTTGAGCGATCCTTCCTTGCCGTTCGGCGCATGGACGAACAGGTTCCGGAAATTGCCCGGCCCGCGCGAAGCTTTCAACGCCGCCTTGAGCGCGTCGGTATCCTTCTGGTCGATCTCACCGGTGGCGTAGAGGATGTAGCCGGCATGGCTGCCGTTCAGATAATAGCGGCGCCGGAACAGCGTCGCGGCTTCGTTCAGCAGCGCGGACTGCAGCGCGCTCAGATATTCCGGCACGCCATAAATCTCCTGGTTCACATCGGGCTGGCGCACCTGAAACACGCTACCCGGCGCGAACTCCATCTCGTCGCGACCGCCGGGCACGTAGAAGAAGCGCCCCTCCTCCACCCCGCGCCGGGTATATTTGGCGATGGCGTGCTTATAGCGCAGCACGCCGCCCAGCACGTTGCGCTGCTCCTCCAGATAGCCGTTGCCGAACACCAGAAAGTCCTGGGCGAGCGCTTCGAAGGCAGCGGTGCCGAGCAACGCCGACGGCGCGAACGACGCGACCAGCAGGTTGCGCTTGAGCATGATCGCGCTGCTGTGGTGCGGCGAAACCCGGAAGGCGCGCGCCAGGCCGTCGAGTGGCACCGGCGGTTCGTACCACCGGCCATTGTGCCAGCATTCGGCCATGTCGAGCAGTTCGCGCCGGCTCAGCACCGGCTCCGGATCGCCGAAGCTGAATGACATGCCCGCCGAGCGGCCCTCCGCCTCGGCCATATCGTTCGCCGGCACCAACGCCCCAGACAAGGCCGCTCCCGCTTCCTGCCGAGACATCGCCCTCGCCCGGTTCCGCTTCGCCATCGACTATCTCCATGCGCGTCTTCGGCCGCGCGCTGCCGTCCAGAGGTTCGTTGATCAGGATGTGCATCACCGCCCAGGCCAGATCGGCATGGCCGGTATCTTCGCCGCCACGGCTCGCCTTGAAGGTGATCGCCTTGCCCGAGCTGGTGAGCGCCTTCTTGATCGACAGGAAGCTCGACTGCAGGTCGATCCAGCCCGCGTCGAACTCGATCCGGCCGCGCGAAAAGCTGTGCTGCGCCTTCATCACCATCTGGGTCTTGGATTCGAGCGAATATTCGATCTTGGTGCAGCCGCGCACCTTGTCCTGCAGCAGCTGATAGACGGCCGATCCGATGCCGGTCGCGTCGATGCCCAGATAGGTGCAGTTGTAGCGCGCCAGCCGCTGGCGGATGAATTCCGCCTGCGCCTGGTAATCCAGCCCGCGCAACTGGTGCTTCTCCAGCAGCCGGAACTTGCCCCCCGGCCCTTCCGGCGGCAGCGCAATCACCAGCGCGGCATTGTCGCCGTCCTCGCTCTCCTGCGGATCATAGCCCGCCCACGCCGCGCGATTGCCGACCGGACGCGGCGCCAGCAGGTTGACGTCCGTCCAATCGACCATGGCGTCGACCGTCGCCTTTTGCAGCTCGTTGAACTTGAAGGCCGACAGGCTGTCGTCGACGAACTGGCAGAGCAGCAGATTGGCGAATTCGTCGGGCGCATATTCGATGCGCAGCTCATCCAGATCGAACAGGTCGCAACCGCGCGCCTCCGCGTCCTCGATCGTCACGATCTGGCGCCACACATTGTCTTCGCACCGCGTGCCCGTGCGCAGCCGGGCATGGCCCACGTCGATCGTGATGCGCTGCTCTTTCTTCACCCGCCGGTTGCGGCGCTCGCCGGTCCAATAGGCGTGCGCCTGATGGGCCACGGTCGACGGCGTCGAGAAGTAGGTTTTCCGCCACTTCTTGTGCATCGCCATGCCGCTGGCGACCTTGTTCAGCTCCTCGAAGCCATAGGTCCAGAAGAACTCGTCGAAGTAGAAATTGCCGTGATAGCCCTGGGCGGTGCGGGCATTGGTGCCCAGGAAGATCAGCTGCGGCAGATCCTCGCCCTCGGGCAGCGTTTCCGCATCGATCACGATCGGATCGCCCTGCAGCTTCACGCCCACCCGCGCCGCGAACTGGATGATGTAGTTGCGGAAGATATGCGCCTGGCTCTTCGAGGCGGACAGGAAGATCATGTTGCCGCGCCCGCGCAGCGCGTCGAGCAGCGCTTCCCGCGCGAAATACCACGTCGCGCCGATCTGGCGCGATTTCAGGATCATGCGGGTGCGCTCGTCGCGCGCCTCCCACCAATCGCGCTGATAATCGAACAGCTCGTCGTGGAAGATGCGCTCCAGCTCCTCCACCTGTTCGCGGGTGAAATAGTTGGTTCTCGGCTTCTTCTTCTCGCCCGCGTTCCGGTTGGCGACTCTTTCGTTCAGGTCGCCTTCGTGCCCACCCGGCGCTTCATAGCGGCGTACCCGCGCGGCACTGGTCACGGCGCGCATCAACAGGTCGATTTCCTTGAAATCGCCGGGGGTCTTCTTGTCCTTGTCGATCAGCCCGACGATGCGGGCCTCGATCGCGTCCTCGATCTTTGTGAGCGCTGGCGCGTCGTCCCACCGATCGCGCACGCGCCACGCTTCCACGGTGGCCCGCTTTAGCCCCAGCTCCTCGGCAATCTGGGTGATCGTCCAATAGCGCCAATAAAGGCTGCGCGCCTGGCGACGCGCATCCACGGGTATGGGCATCGTCGAAGCTGGCAGGGGTTCGTCGGCGGGATGCATGGCGCCGCGAACCTAGCCACGCCTGCCCCCGGCCATTGAGCGTCCAGCCTTGTGAAACCGGCATTTCACAAGGCAGCTCGCTTGAGAAGACGCCCCGATCCGGTCCCTTTTCGCGGCACGCAAAAACGCACCGCCGCGATCATCTCAAGGGACCAGCACCGCCATGGCCAAACTCTCCCGGTTCTTCCGCGCATTCGTCGCCGGTCAGACGATCAGCGACGGCCGAACGGTCACGCCCGAAATGATCGACGACGTCGTCGCCACCTTCAACCGCGAGACCTATTCGCCGCGGATCAACATCGAGCATATCGCCGGGTTCAGCCCCGAACCGCCGTTCAACGGCTATGGCGACGTGGTCGCCGTGAAGGCGCAGGACGACGAATTCAGCATCGCCGGCAAGTCGGAAACCCGCCGTGCGCTCTACGTGCAGGTCGAAGCCAATGAGCAGCTGGTCAAGCTATCGACCGAGGGCCAGAAGCCCTATCCGTCGGTGGAACTGACTCCGGACTATGCCGGCACCGGCAAGATCGGCCTGATCGGCCTGGCCTTCACCGACACCCCCGCAAGCATCGGCACCCAGAAACTGCAGTTCGCACGCACCGCGCCCGGCACGATGTTCACCGCGTCGAGCGAGCCGGTGACGATCGAATTCGATGCGGGCACCACCGGCATCGCCGACGCGATCGTCGCCGGCTTCGCCAAGGTCGCCGCGATGTTCAACCGCACAGGCGACGACGAGGAAAAGCCCAAGCCCCAGCCCAAGGCGGCGAACGACAATTTGGACTTTGGCGCCTTCACCCAGGCGATTAGCGATGCCGTCGCGGCGGCCGTCAAGCCTGCGCATGACGCCATCGCGGCGACGCAGGCCGAACTGGCGACGCTCAAAGGCCAGCTCGAAGCCACGCCCGCCGGCTTCAGCCGCCCGCCCGCCACCGGCGCCAGCGGCCAGCACCTCACCGATTGCTGATCCCCTCCCCGCCCGCGCCCCTTTCCCGCACCCCGGAGCATTTCCATGCAGAATTATACCCGCGAGCTGTTCAACGGCTATCTCGGCCAGATCGCGAAGCTGAACGGTCTCAGCGGCAGCTTCTTCGCCGCCGGCTCGGCCGAGATCAAGAAATTCGCCGTCGCGCCCGCCATCGAACAGAAGTTGCAGGCCAAGCTGCAGCTCAGCAGCGACTTCCTTTCGCGGATCAACGTCGTCCCGGTCATTTCCCAGATCGGCGATCGTGTTGGCGTGGGCGTCACCCGTTCGCTCGCCGGCCGTACCAACACTGCCGCCGGCCAGCGCCGCACGCCGACCAGCCCGTTCGGCAGCGAAGCGATCGACCAGTACATCGCGAAGCAGACCAACTACGACTATGCCTGGCCCTATGCCCTGCTCGATAGCTGGGCGCATCGTCCCGAATTCCAGCAGCTCTGCCGCGATGCGGTGATCGTCCAGAAGGCACAGGACATCATCACCATCGGCTTCAACGGCGTAAAGGCCGAAGTCCAGACGGACCGCGCCGCTTATCCGCTGCTTCAGGACGTCAATTACGGCTGGCTCTACAAGATGCGGACCTACGCGCCGGACCGCGTCATGTCCCATGGCGGCAAGGATCAGCTCAAGGTCTATGTGTCGGAAGCGGGCACCGCGGACTATGTGAACCTCGACGCGCTGGTCTTCGACGTCATCCACAATCTGCTGCACGAGCAGTTCCGGGGTGCCACCGATCTTGTGGTGATCGTCGGCAGCGATCTCGTCCACGAGAAATACTTCAAGATCGTGAACGAGGCCGGCAACACCGCCACCGAAATGGTCGCGCGCGATGTGCTGATGTCGAGCCGCCAGCTCGGCGGCAAGCCGACCATGCAGGTGCCGAACTTCCCGCCCGATGCCCTGATGGTCACCAGCCTCAAGAACCTGTCCTATTACTGGCAGGTTGGCTCGAACCGCCGGAACATCGTCGAGGAATCCGCCCTCGACCAGATCGCCAACTACGAGTCGGTGAACGACGCCTTCATGGTCGAGGAATACGGCAAGGCGGCGCTGGTCGAGAACATCCAGCTTGGCCCGAAGGTCTGAGGACCTGCGCCAAGTCCTGCCCGCCCTCCCCCTATCCAGCACCGGAACGCATCATGAGCCCAGCTCGCCAGCATCGTGAACGCTTCGCCAATGCGGCCAAGCCCGATCACGCCCACCCGATCGTTGCCGCGCCCCAGGGCGAGGGCGGGCAGGAACCCCTGCCCGTCACCGCGATCGTCGCAGCCAGCCCCGCGCGCCTGCACGCCCTGCGGCACGCGGCGCTTGCCGCGATCGAAGATCCCGCCGCCCTCGATCCCGGTGCTGGGGATGGCCCCGACGCCCAGATCATGCTGCGCCTGGTGCACGACATGCGCCGGCTGAAGGCGATCCAGTCGATCGAGAAGAAGATCGAGGCGAAGCGCGAAATGCTGCCCGCCTATCGCGATTGGGTGATGGCGCGCCTGCGCGTCTCGGCCGAGACCGGCAAGGCGGTGGCGGACGAAGTGATCCCCACCATCATGGTCTGGCTGATCGACGTGGGCGAATATCGCGGTGCGCTGGAGCTGGCCGAACATATGCTGCTCCACGATCTGCCCATGCCTGCCCGCTACCAGCGCACCACCGCTGCCCTGGTCGCCGAAGAGATCGCCACCGCTGCGATCAAAGCGCAGGCCGCCGGCCAGTGCTTCGACCTGGGCATTCTCTACGCCACCGAGAGCCTTACGGCGGACGCGGACATGCACGATCAGATCCGCGCCAAGCTCTACAAGGCGATCGGGCAGGAGACTGCGCTCGGTGCCGAGGCGCTGCTCTCGGCGGAAGACCAGCCGCGCGCCCTTGCCAAGGCGCTCGACGCGCTCCGCCGCGCCCATCAGCTCGACGACCGCGTCGGTGTGACGGGCCGCATTCGCAAGCTGGAGAAGCAGCTCGAAGCCGCCACGCCGCCGCCGCCCGCCGACCCCGCGTCCACCCAGGACGCCTGACCAGCTCGCCCCCCGGCGCTCGGGGGCGGATCGCGCGCGACGGGAGAGCCTTCCGGCTGAGGGCCGTCGCGGACCCGATCCCCACCCCCGTTTGCCGGGGGCGCCACCCGAGGAATGGATATGAGCGGGTTCGCCTGCACCCCCGAACTGAAGCCGCCGCCCGCCGCCGCTGGTGCTGCGCCGATCGTCAATGACGGCTGGTTTCCGGACATCGATCCCGCCGATCTGCGCAAGGCGCGCCGCATTCCCACGGACATGCCGGCGGAACGTCTGCGCGACGCGGTGCGCGAAGCGATCCTCTGGACGAACGACCAGCTCGAAAGCTGGCGCGCCGACCAGACCGCCGCCCGCTTCGCCGATGTGCCGTCTCCGCCGCTCGACGGTTCGACGCGCAACCTGGTGCTGTACCAGCTTGCCGTGGGTGCCTGGACGAAGGCCCTGCTCGTCGAACGGCAACGCGATGTCGACCTGACCGGCGCCGGCCAGCGCAAGGTGGACGAACTGGACGCCTCGATCGGCGAGCTGCGCCGCGACGCGCTCCATGCCGTGCGCCGCATCCTCGGCCAGCCCCGCACCAATGTGGAGCTGCTGTGATGGCCGACGTGCTGACCGCGCGCCAGGGCGACACGCTGGACGAGCTGTTGTGGCGCGAACGCGGGCTCGGCCCGGAAACCCTTGATGCCGTCCTCGCGGCCAATCCCGGCCTTGCCGATCGCGGCGCCACCCTTCCGATCGGCACGCCGGTCACCGTCCCCCCGATCGCCGCCCAAGCTCCGCCGGTGCGCGAGACGGTCCAGCTCTGGAGTTGACCATGGAACAGAAGATCGCGGCCCTGCTCGACGCGTGTTTCGCCATCCTGTCCGGCATCGCACCCGGCGCGATCGGCGCAGCGGTGGGGCTCGCCTGGCGCAAGGGCCTTACCTGGCGCGAACGCTTCGTGCAGCTTGCCGTGGGCATCGTCGTCTCGTGGTTCGCGGGCCGCGCGATCGGCGCGATCTGGTCGCTCGATCCTTTCGTGCTGCAGGGCATCGCCTTCACCATCGGCATGATCGCTTTCGAAGCCACGCCCCGGTTCATCGCGGCGGCGGCCGACGTCGCCGGCACCATCCCCGCCAGCTTGCGCGACCACTTCCTGGGCAAGGGAGGCGATCAGTGACTTATGATCGCGATGCGCTGGCCGCCGAGCTGATCCGCGACGAAGGCGAGCGGTTCAAGGTCTATCGCTGCCCCGCCGGCAAGCGCACGATCGGCATCGGGCGCAATCTGGACGATGTGAGGATATCGCCTGCCGAAACGGCCGCGCTCGGTATCACGCTGGCAAGCGTTCTCAAGAACGGCATCACCCGCGAACAGTCCCGCGCGCTGTTCGCGAACGATATCGCTGCCTGCGAACGCCAGCTCGACGCCAAGCTGCCTTGGTGGCGGGGCCTGAGCGACGTGCGCCAGCGTGCCCTGCTCAACATGTGCTTCAACCTCGGCATCGGACGCCTGCTCGGCTTCAAGAACACGCTCGCCAGGATGGAACGCGGCGATTTCGTAGGCGCCGCCGCCCGAATGCGCACGTCGCTCTGGGCGCGCCAGGTCGGCGCCCGTGCCGAACGCCTCGCCACGATGATGGAGAAGGGAACCGCATGATCCGGCTGATCATCGGCGCCACCAGGGCGCTGCACAAATGGGCGGGCAATAGCTGGCTGGTGCTGATTGCGCTCGGCATCGCCACCGCTGCCCTGTACGTCGACGCGCGTCGGGTCCGCGCCGACCGGGATGCCTGGGCAAGCTGGGCGCGCGAAACCTGCGCCCACGCCGGCACCGGCATCGAAGCCACGACGATCGAGCGCACCGACGCGGCCGGCAAGCGCCACAAGGTGGTGATGCCGCGCGGCGCGGTCTGCCGCGAAGCCGTGAAGGATCTGGCGACATTCCGCAGCGACACGCTCGCTGCCACCGCCCGCGTCCTCACCTCGGCCGCTGCCGAACGCGACACCAAGTCGACGCACGATCGCACCGCCGCCGCCACCGAGTCCGGAAACCGGGCCGCAGCTCTCAAGACCATGGAGAAAGCCGATGCGCAGATCCGCGCCGATGACCGCGTTGATGGCGATTGGTTCGCTGCTCTCAATCGCCTTGGCGGGATGCAGCCCGCGCCTTGAGCATCGGCCGGCGGAAATCGTGGCGGTGCCGGTGAAAGACACGCCACCTGCTAACCTGCTCGCCTGCCCGGAACCGCCCCCGGCCTTCCCCACCGATCAGGTGGCGATCCTGCCGGCGCCGCTGCGCACCGCCCTCAAAACCCTGGTGCTGCACGATCGCGATCAGCGTGTCCGCTTCCGCCGCCTGGTCGCGTGGATCGCTCCCGGCACCTGCCCCACCGAACCGGAGAACCATCCATGAGCAAAGTCGCCACCGCCGAACTGCAGTCCCAGCAGCTTGACGCCATCGCCGCCCAGGGCGCGGCGACCGACGTGATGGCCGCCGTCGCGGGAACGCCCCTGCCGCGCCCCTCGCGCGCGATCCGTTGCCTCGGCAACAGCGGCACGATCCGGATGGTAATGGCATCCGGCCAGACTCGCGACAGCCGTATCGAGGCGGGCCAGATCCTGCCCTGGTCGATCCTCAAGCTGGAAGTTTCGGGAACCACCGCAACCCAGATCGAGGCCTGGCTGTGAAGATCGGCCTCGGCCTGGGCGTCGCGCCGGTGCTGCTGGCGGTACGGACGCGCATCACCGCGCTGCTTTCTCGCACGGTCGACCGCACCACCAAAACCACCGATTCCACTCTCTACACCACCGACAGGAGCTGAGCGATGGCCCGACAGATCATCGGCGTTGGCCAGAGCCCCAACGACGGCAAGGGCGAACCGGATCGCGATGCCTGGATCAAGGCGAACAGCAATTTCGAGGAGCTGTACGCGCGGCGCCAGGAAATCGAGAACCGCGTCGCCAGCGGCGCAATCCCGGCGACCAGCGCGGGCAAAATGATCGTCGCCAATGCAAGCGCCGCGCCGCTGGTCCTAACGCTGCCTGGCACGGGCCTCACCCCCGGTGACGTGCTGGTGATCCGGAAGGACGATAGCTCGGCCAATCGAGTCACCATCCGCGCCACAAATTCCGATCTCGCCTGGCTCTCCTCCCCATCGGATTGGGTTCTGCTGCTCTGGGCGGGCACCGCCTGGGTTGTGCAGCGCTGGGGCCTCGCGCCCTTGCGGCTGATATATGCAAGCAGCGCCACGGGCGCCGCCGGCAGCGTAAAGCCGCCCCTGGCGACGGCGCTGGAGGTGATGGCGATCGGCGGCGGCGGCGGCGGCGGCTCGGGACGATCGGGGGGCAGCGCCACCACCCGCACCGGCGGCGGCGGCGGTGCGGGCGGGGCCGTACAGTATCTGCGTATGCCGGCGGCAGCGCATGGCGCGACCGAAAGCGTGACGATCGGTGCCGGTGGCAGCGGCGGGCCCGCGCGAACGGACAGCGGCGGCGTCACCGGCGGCAATGGCGGCACAACCTTGCTCGGCAGCATGGTCAGCGCTGCCGGCGGCAGCGGCGGCGTTGGCGGCTGGACCGCCAACGCGATCGGCGGCGCGAGCCCCGGCGGCGGCACCTTTGGATCCAGCGGCGCGGGCGGTTCCGGCACGTTCAGCGCCTCGGCTGGTGCCGGTGGTGCCGGTGCCACCGGCGGCGGCGGCGGTGGCGGTGGTATCGACGCCACCAATGTCGTCCGCGCGGCCGGCGCAGGTGGTGCCGGCTCCACCCATAGCCCGACAGCAGCCGCAGGTGGCAGCAACGCCGGCACTGCCGGCGGCAGCGTCAGCAACGATTTCATCCAGAGCGGCGGCGGCGGTGGTGGTGGCGGCCCCTCCGGCCAGACCACGGGCGCGGGCATCGCCGGTGGCGATGGCGGTTCGCCTGGCGGCGGCGGCGGCGGGGGCGGCGCCAGTGATAGTCCCAGCCTGTCTGGTGCCGGCGGCACCGGCGGGCGCGGCGAGCTGCGCATCACCTGGTATTTCTGAAGGAGGGCCGCATGGCAGCATATCTCGTCCTCAATGCCTCGGGCGAGGCGATCGATCGGATCGAATGGGATGGTGTGACGGACTATGATCCGGCGCTGGTATTCGGTGCCGGCACGCGCCTGATACCGATCCAGCCGGCGGATGACGGGGCCCAGATTGATGCAGAAGCCTGATGGCCTCCGCCGGGTACTGCTGGCCCATGTGCCGCAGCTGCGCGACGATCCCGCCAAGCTCAGCATGTTTGTCGATCGCGGGCGCGTCGCGGCCGGGCCGGGCACGCTCGCCTTCGAATATCGCTACACGCTCAATCTTGTCTTGCAGGAATATGCCGGCGCAATCGATGGCCTGATGGTGCCGATCCTGGCCTGGATCGCCGATGCCCAGCCCGATCTGCTGCAGGCGGGCCAGCAGGAACCGTTTCGCTTCGAATCGGAACTCCTGGCCAGCGACGCTGCCGACGTGTCGATCTGGATCGAGCTGACCGAGATTGTCACCGTCCAGCCCCAGGCGTCCGGCGGCTTCACCACCGCACACCCGGAAGCACCCCGGCTTACCGACGCGTTCGACGGCCTCTGTTGCGTTCCGCTCTGGCACCTGTTCCTGCGCGACGCACCGGCGGACGAAACCCGCCTGGTGGCGGAGCATGGCGAATGAACCGCGACCTCGCCGAGCTGGAGCGGATCGCGGGGGCACTTCTCCGCGCAACCGCGCCCCCCGAGCGCCGCCGGATGCTTCGCGCGATGGCGAAGGATCTGCAACGCGCGCAATCCGCCCGCATCGGCCGCCAGCAGAACCCGGACGGCAGCGCCTATGTGCCGCGCAAGACAAAGCCCGCGCCCCGCCCCGGCAACTACGCGGTGAAGTTCCTCTATCCCAAGGGCGCGGCCGAACCCCGGCTCGTGCTGATGAAGAGCTGGGCACACGAAGGGAAACTGCTCACCGGCTATGACGTCGAAGCCGGCGGCATCCGCAGCTTCTTCTGGGACAAGGTGGATCGCTGGCTGCCGCTCGAACCGGAAGAACAGAACAAGAGTGGCGGCAAATATCGCCGGCAGGGCGGCATCCGCCGCGCCGCGATGTTCCGCAAGCTGCGCAACGGCCGCAATCTACGGGCGGGCGCCAGCGACCGCGAGGCGTGGGTCGGTTTCGCCGGCCGCGTGTCCGAAATCGCCAGTGTCTCGCAGGAGGGGTTGATGGACCGGCCTTCCGCCAAGGCAAAGCCCGTGCGCTATCCGCGCCGCGAACTGCTCGGCCTCACGGATAGGGAGGCCGGCGCCATGCTCGATCTGCTGCTACGCCACATTGGTGGTGTCGCTTCGTGAAGAGTCGGTCACCAATCATAAGGAATTGATCGACAGAGAATTGGTGGTGCCCGCACGGGCAGCGAACCAACATCAAGGGACGATCATGCACGCCAGCTTCAGACTTCTTGGAACAATGGGCTTATTGCTCGCAACGCCGGGCATCGCACAGGTTCGGCCGGAAGTGATCGCAAGCGACGGCGATTCAAATCTGGCGCAAACCCCCTTCATCAAGGGACGCCCCTCCACATTCGACATCGGTGGGGTCAAACTCGGAATGACCCCGGCGGAAGTTCTCCGGGTCGCTTCGGCCAAGGGAATGCGCGTCAAATGGCACGCGACGGGCGCTCGATCTTTCGAGGAGGAAGTGTCTCTCCAAATGAGCCGTCTTCAGGGAAAGAGCTCGGACTTCAAACTCCCAGCACACACCAGCGGCATGGGTCTCTCGGACGACACAGGCAGCATTTGGGACATCGACTTTTACACTACGCCGACGGGCCAACGTGTATCGAAAATCCTATACACCAGTCCAATGTCCGGTCGGACGATCGAGGGAATTCGCGCAAATATCACACAAAAATATGGCTTGAGCACATTATCTTCAAGTGTAACTGCAGCCGATCACATCTCGCTTATATGGTGCGAATACAATAAGGGAGATCGCTGCAATAACTGGGGCAGCGAAACGACCCTTACAGCGTTCGCGACCAATCGCGAACTACGTCTCGATTTGGGGCTGGATTCACCGACCCGGAACGCCGCCGCGCAGCTTGTGAAATCCACAGCCAAGTCTCGCCTCGCAGCGGTTCCTACGCGCGACACCTTTTAGGAACTGCCTTCCCTTCGCCCCGCTGCGGTCCTTGTGAAACCAACATTTCACAAGGACCGCCGCTAGCCTGCACGCCCATGCCGCCGCGACATGGGCGGCATGGCCGACACCTCCGCCACCTTTACCGCCGTGGATCTCTCGCGCTTGCCGGCACCGACCGTAATCGAGCCGCTCAGCTTCGAAGATATCTATGCTGAAATGCTCTCCAGCCTGCAGGCGCTGGTTCCCGGATTCGACGCGACCGTCGAGTCCGACCCAGCGGTGATGCTGCTACAGGTCTGCGCCTATCGCGAGTTGATGCTGCGCGGGCGGGTGAACGATGCCGCGAAGGCGGTGATGCCGGCGTTCGCCACCGGCACCGATCTTGATCACCTCGCCGCGTTGATGTCGGTCGCCCGGCTCCAGCTCAGTCCCGGCGCCCCCGCCAACGACATCCCGCCCACCTATGAGGAAGATACCGCACTGCGCGCCCGCCTGGTGCTGGCGCCCGAAGGCTTCTCGGTCGCCGGGCCGGAGGGCGCCTATATCTTCCACGCCCGTTCCGCCGATGGCGATGTGCTGGATGCGAGCGCCACTAGCCCCGCACCCGGTAGGGTACTGGTGACGGTGCTGTCTCGGGCGGGCGATGGCACCGCCTCGCCCGCCTTGCTCGCCAAGGTTGCCGCCCATGTTTCGGACGAAACGGTTCGCCCGCTCACCGATGCGGTAACGGTGCAGTCCGCGACGATCGTACCTTATCAGATCGTCGCCACGCTCACGACCTTCAGCGGTCCGGATGATGGCATCGTGCTGGCCGAGGCACAGCGCCGCGTCGAGGCCTATCGTGATCGCCAGCACCGGCTTGGCATGGACATCACCCGCTCCGGCATCATCGCGGCACTTCATGCCGAAGGCGTCCAGAATGTCGCGCTGAGCTTCCCCGCAGCCGATATCGCCATCGATCGCACCCAGGCCGGCTGGTGCACTGGCATCACCATCACCTATGCGGGCACCGGCGAATGAGCGGCAGCCTGCTGCCGCCGAACGCCTCCGCGCTGGAACGCGCGCTGGAAGCGGCGACCGCCCGGCTAGGCGATCTGCCGGTGCCGCTCCGGTCACTGATCGATCCCGATCGCTGTCCGCTGCCGCTGCTTCCCTATCTTGCCTGGGCGGTATCGATCGATGCCTGGTCGAGCGACTGGCCTGAGCCGGTGAAGCGCGCCCGTGTTCGCCGCGCGATCGAGATCCAGCGCCGGAAGGGAACCGCCGCATCGGTGCGCGCCGTGGTGGAATCCTTCGGCGGTGCGGTGGCGTTGCGCGAATGGTGGCAGCTCTCGCCGCCCGGTCCACCGCACAGCTTCTCGCTGGCTGTCGAGCTGAGCGGCAATGACGGCGCCCCCGCCACCGCGGCGTTCGCAGAGGCTGTGATCAGCGAAGTGCGCCGAACCAAGCCGGTGCGCTCTTCCTTCACCTTCACCCAAGGGCTGCGCTTCACCGGCACCGCCGGCCTTATCGCGGTCGCCCGCCCCGTCCTCTTCACCCGTCTACAGCTCACCGCCTGATCGGAGCCCGCGATGCCGCTCACCCTCACTGTCACCAACGCCGGCCGCGCCGCGATCGTCAACGCTAGCCGCGACGGCACCAGCGCCGTCCGGATCGCTGCGATTGGCGTATCCGCCACCGCGATCACGGCCAGCGCCGCCACCACGACCCTGCCGGATGAAACCAAGCGGATCAGCACCATCGCCGGGGACGCTGTCGCCGCCGATACGATCCATGTCACCGTGCGAGATGAAAGCAGCAGCGTCTATTCCGTGCGCTCGATCGCGCTGTACCTGGCCGATGGCACCCTGTTCGCGGCGTATGGCCAGAGCAGCATCCTGGTCGAGAAATCGGCGCAGGCAATGCTCCTACTCGCGCTCGATATTCGCTTCACCGATATCGCGGCATCTGCCCTAACCTTCGGCGCCACCAACTTCCTAAATCCCGCAGCCACCACCGAAACAGCGGGCGTCGTCGAACTGGCGACAGATGCGGAAACCGCCACCGGCACCGAAGATCGCCGCGCCGTCACCCCAAAAGGCCTCAGCTTCAGCATCGCCGCCCGGCTGGCGAGCTGGGGCGCCGATATCTGGCGAGCGAGCAACGATGGCGCCGGCTCCGGCCTCGACGCCGATCTGCTCGATGGCCAGCAGGGCAGCTATTATGCGAACATCCCGGCACGCTTGGGCTACACGCCCGCCAACCGTGCCGGTGACAACTTCACCGGAGCGATCACCGTCACCACAGGGGGTGAGGCGGTCAATCGCATGATCGCCGGGGCCGGCAGCTACTATGGCGGTTTCAGCATTGAGCGGCCGAGCGGGCGCCGCTGGCTGTTCGGCATGTCCGGTGCCCAGGCAGAAAGCGGCGGCAACAGCGCCAGCGATTTCTTCATCAACCGCTACGCCGACGACGGTGCCTTTATCGACACGCCGTTCCAGATCACCCGCAACACCGGTGAGGTGCGGGCCCAGGCCAATCGCGTTTGGCACGCAGGCAATGACGGCGCCGGCTCCGGGCTCGACGCGGACCTCCTCGATGGTCGTGATAGCAGCTATTATGGCGACGTCGTCGGTCGCCTCGGCTACACCCCTGCCAATCGCACCGGCGAGGACTTCACTGGCCCCGTCGCGGCGGCAACCCCCAACACCGGCACTTCCGGCGGGTTTCGCCTCAAGGCCAACGCCACCAGCGGCTTCGCCTATTTTCAGGTAACGAACCCCGATGCGACCAGCGAATGGGGCAATCTCCAGTTCACTGCCGCCGGCCAGATGCGCTGGTCGGGATCGCTTCTGGTGGCGGGAAATGCCAGCCGTAACGGCGCACTGCTTTGGGATGCCGCCAATGACGGCGCCGGCTCAGGCCTCGATGCCGATCTGCTCGATGGCCAGCAGGGCAGCTATTACACGAACATCGCCGCGCGCCTGGGCTATACCCCCGCCAACCGCGCAGGCGACAGCTTCACGGGGTCGCTCATAGTCTCCACCGGCGGCGAAGCGGTCAATCGCATGATCGCCGGGGCCGGCAGCTATTATGGCGGTTTCAGCATTGAGCGGCCGAGCGGGCGCCGCTGGCTGCTCGGAATGTCCGGTGCCCAAGACGAAAGCGGCGGCAACAACGCCAGCGATTTCTTCATCAATCGCTATGCCGATGATGGCGCCTTTATCGACACACCGTTCCAGATCGCGCGCAATACGGGTGAGGCGCGGCTGCAGGGCGGACGCGCCTGGCACGCGGGCAATGATGGTGCCGGCTCCGGGCTCGACGCGGACCTCCTCGATGGCCGCGATAGCAGCTATTATGCCGACATTGTCGCCCGGCTCGGCTACACGCCCGCCAGGCGCACCGGCGAAGATTTTACCGGCCCGGTCACGGCGGCAACGCCCAATGCCGGCAGCTCCGGTGGGTTTCGGCTCAAGGGCAATGCCACCAGCGGCTTCGCCTATTTTCAGGTGACGAACCCCGATCTGTCCAACGAATGGGGTCATTTCCAGTTCAGCCCCGCCGGGCAGATGCGCTGGTCGGGATCGCTCCTGGTCGCGGGGGAGGCCAGTCGCAACGGCGCCCGGATATGGGATGCTGCCAATGACGGCGCCGGTTCCGGCCTCGATGCTGATCTGCTCGATGGCTATGACGGCGCGGCCTATGATCGCGTCGTCGATCAGAACCTCTCCGAAAATGGCGGGTGGCTGCTCTACGCGTCGGGCCGAAAGGAAACCTGGGGCTGGGTGCAGGTGCCGCAGGACAGCTTCGCCAGCTATCCCCTGCCCATCGCCCATAGCGAATGGGTGCACCCATCGCTGGGAGTCAGTGCGCTGAGCGGCAACCGTGACAATTATCAGAATACCGGCATCGCCGACATTATCGGCAGCCCGCCCACATCGATTCAGATCTGGAATGCGGACGATCGCACCGCGCGCGTCTGGGTACGCACCATCGGCAAATGAGCGTCCACCCCGCTCGCATCAGGAGGAAAAAGCGATGAAAACCACGATCAACAGCGTGAACGGCGGCACAGCATCGGTGACGTTCGAACATGCCGGTGTCACCCACACCCGCGACGTGAACATCTGCACCACCGCCAAGGGCAAATATGATACCGCCGCAACCGAGGCCCGCATCGCCGAAATCGCGCTTGGGGTGGAAGTGAAGATTGCAACCGGCGCGATCACCAACCCGCCGCCTGTCCCGGAACCCACACCCGCCGCCGAATAGCCCGCCCTTGTGAAACCGGGCTTTCACAAGCCCAACCCCGCGCGCGTTCGCGGTGCCGGGGGCAAAGTCCGGCACCGTGAGCGACCTCAACGATCCCCGCCGCCTGATCGGCAACCTGATGCGCCTGGGCACGATCGAACGCGTCGATCTTGCCCAGGGCACGGTTCGCGTGCGCGTCGGCGACCTCCTCACCGACGATCTGCCCTTCGCCGCCCCCCGCGCCGGTGCGCTGCGCATTTGGGCACCGCCCAGCGTCGGCGAACAGGTGGTGCTGTTCTGCCCGGAAGGTGACGTTGCCGCCGGTGTCATTCTCGGCGCACTGTTCAGCGACACGCATCCCGCCCCCGCTGGCAATGCCACGTGCCTGATCGATTTTCCCGACGGCACGCGGATCAGCTACGATCCACAGGGCCACAAGCTCAGCGTCGCAATCGGTGCCGGCGGCACGGCGGAGATATCTGCCCCCGGCGGCCTCACCCTCAACGCCGATGTCACCCTCAAAGGCAAGCTGGATGCCAGCGGCAAGATCACCAGCGCCGACGATGTCGTCGCCGCCGGCAAGAGCCTCACCGGCCACAGGCATCCGCAGGTGCAGCCCGGCAGCGGCATTTCGGGGACAGCCCAATGAAGGGCATGGACGCTGCCACCGGCAAACCGATCGAGGGAGAGGCGCATCTCGCCCAATCCGTGGCGTGCATCCTCACCACGCCGATCGGCACCCGTGTCGGCCGGCGCGAATTCGGTTCGCTGCTTCCCGATCTGGTGGATCAGCCGGCGAACCCGGCCAGCCGCATCCGGATCTTCGCGGCCACCGCGCTCGCGCTTCGCCGCTGGGAACCGCGGATCAAGGTCACCCGCGTCGGCCTGGAACAGCCCCGGCCCGGCGAGGGGATCATCCTCGTCGAAGGCACCCGCACCGACCGGCCCCGCGCCAACCTGCGCACCCGCATCACCGTGCCGCTCGCCTCGCGCAGCGGCCTCACCGTTTACGCATAGGAGCCCAGCCCATGGCCTTTCAGCACGGCATCACCATCAAGGAAGAAAGTAGCGGCCCGCGCAGCCTGATCAGCGCGGCAACGGCGGTGATCGGCATGGTCGTAACCGCGCCCGCCGCCCAGGCCGCCGCCTTCCCCCTCAACAAGGCGGTGCTGGTCACCGATCCGGATGCGGCGCTCGCCAATCTGGGCACCACGGGCACCGGCCCTGTCGCGGTGCGCGCTATCGCCGATCAGGTGCGCTGTCCGACGGTGATCGTGCGCGTCGCCGAAGGCGCCAACGCAGGCGAGCTGGCGGCCAATGTGATCGGCACCACCACCGCCCAGGGCATCAAGACCGGAATGCAGGCGCTGCTCGCTGCCGAAGCGCAGCTCGGCGTGAAGCCGCGTATCCTTGGCTGTCCCGGCCTCGATACCCAGGCGGTCACCACGGCGCTTATCGCGGTCGCGAAGAAGCTGCGGGCGATGGCCTATGCGGCGGCGACCGGCGGCGACACCAGCGCCGCCATCGCGTACCGCAAGAGCTTCTCCGCGCGCGAGCTGATGCTCGTCTATCCCGATTTCTATGCGGTCAATCCTGCGGGCGGCGATCCGGTGGTGAGCTACGGCGTCGCACGCGCGCTCGGCCTGCGCGCCCGCATCGACAAGGAACAGGGCTGGCACAAGACGATCAGCAACGTCCCGGTGGACGGCGTGATCGGCCTCACCAAGGATATCCAGTTCGATATTCAGGATTCCGGCTGCGAGGCCAATCTGCTCAACGCCGCCCAGGTCTCGGCGCTGGTGCGGGCGGGCGGCGGCTTCCGGATCTGGGGATCGCGCACCTGTTCGGAAGATTCGCTGTTCGCCTTCGAAAGCGCGACGCGCACCGCCCAGGTGATGCTCGATACCATCGGCAACGGCATGATGTGGGCGATCGACAAGCCGCTACGCCCCAGCCTGGCCAAGGACATTGTCGAGACGATCAACGGCGAACTGCGCGCGATGAAGCTGGCCGGCCAGATCCTCGGCGGCAAGGCCTGGTTCGATGCCGACCGTAACCCGATCGACCAGCTGAGCGCCGGCAAGCTGCAGATCGACTATGACTATACCCCGGTCCCGCCGCTCGAAAATCTCGGCCTCACCCAGCGCATCACCGACCGCTACTTCGCCGATTTCTCGGCCGCCGTCGCCGCCTGATCAAGGCCCTTCCCACACCAGAATTGAAAGGTTGAACCATGGCCATCCCCCGCAAGCTCAAGGACATGAACCTCTTCTCGGAAGGAAATACCTTCAAGGGTATTGCCACCAGCGTCACCTTGCCGAAGCTCACCCGCAAGCTGGAAGACTATCGTGGTGCCGGCATGGATCGCGCCGTCAAGCTCGACATGGGCGCCGAAGCCCTGGAAATGGAATTCACGCTCGGCGGCCCGGAACGCTCGATCCTGTTGCAGGAAGCCCTGCCAGGCCTGGCCGGTTCCTATCTGCGATTTTCCGGTGCCTGGCAGAATGAAGCGTCTGGGGACGTCGACGTTATCGAGGTGACGGTGCGCGGGCGTTACGAAGAGATGGATTTTGGCGAGGCCAAGATCGGTGACGGCGGCGAATTCAAATGCAAGTTCGCACCCGTCTACTACCGGCTCGACTGGAACAATCAGGAACTCATCGAGATCGACGTACTGAACGGCGTCCACCGGGTCGGCGGTGTCGACCGCCTCGCGGCGATCACCGCTGCCATTTCCTGATTGGCACCCCCGCACCAACACCTCTGATCGAAAGGCTTCCCCATGTCCGCTATCACCCGCACTTTCACCCTCGACGACCCGATCAAGATCGATGGCAAGGAGGTGATCGCCGCCGGCACCATCATCGCTGTCCGCAAGCCCGGTTCGGGCGAGATGCGCGGCCTGGCGCTCAACAGTCTGTTGCAGCTCGACGTTGCCTCCCTGGAGACGCTGGCGCCGCGCATCACCATGCCGATCCTTCACAAGCCGCTGGCCGCCGCGATGGCGCCCAACGACATGCTGCAGTTCGGCACCGAGGTTGTCGATTTTTTGCTGCCGAAGGCTGCGAAGCCGGCCTCCCCAACCACGTAGAAGACGTGATGGCGGATGTGGCGGCGGTCTTTCATTGGCCGCCGCCCGTCATGAGCGACATGGCGCTCCCTGAACTGATGGGCTGGCACGCCCGCGCGATCGACCGGCTAAAGGCCATGAACGGCGTCGAGGATTGAAGATGGAACGCAACCTCCGCATCCGCATGTTGCTGGAGGCAGGCGACAAGGTGTCGCGGCCCCTGCGTGATATCGCCAGCGGTTCGGGCCGCGCCGCCCGCGCGCTGCAGGATACCCGCGACCAGCTTGCGAAGCTCAACCGCGCCCAGGCCGACCTGGCAGCCTTCCGCACGCTGAAGGGCGATCTGCGCGGCACCGAGCATCAACTGGCCAGCACCCGTGCCCGCGTTGGCGAGCTGGCGCGCCAGATGCAGGCGGCGGACACGCCGACGCGCAAACTCGCGCGCGAGTTTGATGCCGCCAAGCGCTCGGCCGCCGAACTGAAAGCCCGCCACGAAAGCGAAAGTGCCGAACTGCAACGCCTGCGCACGCGGATGCAGGAAGCCGGCCTCAGTGCCGGTGGCCTGGTGCAGCACGAGCGCAATCTGCGCCAGGCCATCGCCCGCACCAACGGCGAACTGGAAGAACAGACCCGGCGGCTGCAACACGCCAGCGACCGCGCCCGCCGGCTTGGCGCCGCGCGGGAGCGCTTCGGCGCCATGCAGGGCACCGCTGCCGGCATGGCCGCCAGCGGCTTCTCGGCGATCGAGACCGGCCGCGCGATGGGCGCGCCGCTGCTCGGCGCGGTCGCGTCGGCACAGCAGTTCGAAGCGGGCATGACGGACATCGCCCAAAAGGCGGACCTGACCCGCGCCCAGGCCGCGAAGATGGGCGACGGCCTGCTGGTCGCGGCCCGTGCCGCCAACCAGTTGCCCGAAAGTCTGCAGCAGGGCGTCGACGTGCTGAGCGGCTTCGGCCTCGATCCCCGCAAGGCTACCCAGATGATCGCGCCGATCGGCCGCGCCGCCACCGCGTACAAGGCGGAGATCGCCGATCTCGCGGCGGCGAGCTTCGCCAATCTCGACAATCTCAAGGTGCCGATCGAGCAGACCGGCCGCGCGATCGACATTATGGCGCAGGCCGGCAAGGCCGGCGCCTTTGAAATGAAGGATATGGCCCAGTATTTCCCAGCCCTGAGCGCGGGCTATCAGGGGCTTGGCCAGCACGGCGTGGGCGCGGTGGCAGATCTGTCCGCCGCACTTCAGATCGCGCGGAAAGGAGCCGGCGATGCCGCCAGCGCCGCCACCAATGTGCAGAACGTGCTGCAGAAGATCAGCTCCCCCGCCACCGTTCGCGCCTTCGACAAGATGGGCGTCGATCTGCCCAAGGCGCTGAAGAAGCTCTACGCGGAAGGAAAAACCCCGCTGGAGGCGATTGCCGAGCTGACCAACAAAACGCTCAAGGGGGATATGTCGAAGCTGGGCAACCTGTTCGAGGATGCCCAGGTGCAGCAGGGCCTCCGCCCGCTGATCGCCAATATGAAGGAGTATCGCCGCATCCGCGCCGAAGCGCTGGCGGCGGGCGGCACCACCGATCGCGATTTCGTCGAGCGCATGAAGGACTCGGCCGAGCAGACCAAACGCCTTCAGGTCAACGCCAGCACGCTGGGCATCACGCTCGGCGCCAAGCTACTGCCCGCCGTCAACGCGGTGCTGGAACAGGCGAACGCCTTCACCGATCGCGTGGCAAAGTGGACCGCCGCCAATCCGGGTCTCACCAAGGGCTTGTTAATGGGCGCCGCGGCATTTGCGGCCCTGTTTCTGGTCCTGGGCGGCGGCGCCATCCTGATCGCCGGCCTGGTCGCGCCGTTTGCGGCCTTGGCCGCCGTCTCCACCGCCCTGGGGATCGGGGTGCTGCCGCTGATCGGCATCGTCGGTGGCGTGGTCCTTGGCGTCCTTGCCCTTGGCGCTGCCATCTACGCCATCTACGCAAATTGGGGAGCGATCGGCACCTGGTTCTCCGGCTTGGGGGAAAGCATCAAGTCCGCCATCGGGGCCGCGATCCAGTTCGTCGGCCGCATCCTCCTGAATTTCAGTCCGCTCGGCCTGTTCGTGCAGGGCTTCACGGCCCTGCTCGCCTGGTTGCGCGGGCCGCTCGGGCAACGCATGGTCGCGGCCGGCGGGGATATCGTGCGCGGCATCATTACCGGCATCACCGGAATGCTGGGGCAGCTCCGGGACACGATCGTCGGCGCCGCTTCCTCGGCCGCCAACTGGTTCAAAAGCAAGCTCGACATTAACTCCCCTTCCCGCCTGTTCGCGTCCTTTGGCGGGTTCATGATGCAGGGCCTCGATCAGGGCATCGCGCGCGATCAGGACCGTCCCGTCGAGCGGATCGACCATCTGGCGAACCGCCTCACTGCTGCCATGGCGGCTCAACCGCCAGGCTTGCCACCCGCGCCGTTGCTTCAATTGCCGGCGCGTCGGGAAACCGCCGATCATGCGGTGCCGATGGCGGCCTTGCAGGCGCTCCGCAGCGAGCAGGTGCGGCGCCTGCACGGGCTGGTCGCCACCATGGCGGCGGCCTTGGCCGCCGGTGCCGCCCCTGCCGCTGCTTCGGCCAAGCCCAGCGCTGCCGCCGCACCGCCGCCGCCGCCCGCGATCACCATCGCGGCGGGGGCGATCGTGATCCAGCAGCAGCCCGGCCAGTCCGATCGCGATCTCGCGCGCCTGATCCGCGCCGAGCTGGAACAGTTGCTCCGCAACAGTATCGGCACCGGCCGCCGCGGCTCCATGGCCGATCGGCCGGATGGAGATGACCTGTGAAGCTGTTGAGCCTCGGTATGTTCGTCTTCGCGATCGACACGCTTGCTTATGACGAACTGCAGCACAAGCACGCCTGGCGGTTCGCCAGCAATGGCCGCATCGGCGCCAAAGATGCGATCCAGTTCGTCGGCGCGGATCTGGAAACGATCAGCCTGTCCGGCAGCGCGCATGTCGAGCTGGCGGACGGCCGCGTCTCGCTCGACCAGCTGATCGAAATGGCGGCCGAGGGCGAGGATTGGCCGCTGGTCGACGCCCTGGGCAATGTGCTGGGCAATTTCGTGATCACCGCGATCGACGAGCGGCACCGCCATTTCCTGCCCAACGGACAACCGCGCCAGATCGACTTCGGCATCGACCTGCTGGAAGCGCCGGACGCCGCCGAATGACGGCCGTGGCCGATTTCCGCATCACGCTCGACGGCAAGGATCTTTCGCCGAAGATCCGGCCGCGCCTGATCAGCCTGCGTATCAGCGAAAAGCGCGGCGGCGATGCCGACCAGCTCGACCTGGTGCTGGATGACAGCGACGGCAAGCTCGCCCTGCCCCCAGGGGGTGCGGTGCTTACGGTCGAGATCGGTTGGAAGGCAGGCGCCGGGGTCACGACCGGGCTGGTCGACAAGGGCCGGTTCAAGGTGGACGAGGTGGAGCATTCCGGGCCGCCCGATACCGTGATCATCAGGGCCAGCGCCGCCGACTTTGCGAGCAGCCTCACCACCCGCCGCGAACAGAGCTGGCACGCGACGACGATCGGCGCCGTCGTCCAGACGGTTGCGGGCCGGAACAAGCTGAAGGCGCGATGCGCCCCCGCTTTGGCCTCGATCGCGGTCAAGGCGCTGTCGCAGGAGCGCGAGAGCGATATCGCCTTTTTGCGTCGGCTCGGCCGCGAGCATGACGCGGTGGCCACGATCAAGGCGGGTTGCCTGATCTTCGCGCCGATCGGCGCGGGCATCACCGCTACCGGCAAGCCGCTGCCCAGCATCACCATTCGCCGCCGCGACGGCGATCGGCACAGCTACCGCGTCGAAAAGCGCGAAGCCGCCGGCAAGGTGGTGGCGGAATGGCACGACCGCAAAGGCGCCCGGAAGCGGAAGGTGGAAGTGGGCAGCGGCGAAGGTGCCGAGCGGAAGCTCTCCCGCGTCTATGCCAGCGAAGCCGAGGCGCGCCGCGCCGCCACCGCCGAATCGAAGCGCGCGGGCCGCGCCCCGCGCAGCCTTGGCCTTACCCTGTCCCTCGGCCGCGCCGACGTGTCCCCCGAGCTGCCCGCCACGGCGGAAGGCTTCAAGGCGGAGATCGATGCCCAGCCCTGGCTGGTATCGGAGGTTGATCACCAGCTCGACAACCGAGGCGGGTTTACGACGGCGATCAAGTTGGAACTATCATCCAAAGGCAATGCCCCAAGCGGCGAGCGCTAGGCCTGTCGACGGCCAGATGGCGACTCGCCTTCGGAACCCCATTCCGCCACCATCAGCCCGAACCACGCGGCCATAGACTCTTCGGCAGGCCGCGTGAGTTGGACAAAGGATCGGCGCTTGTCCGATGCATCCCCTACCCGCTCCACCAGGCGCTCACGCTCCAGCAGGCTCAGCCAGCGCAAGGCCGTGGTAGATGGCACGGCGGAGGCCAAGCAGGCGCTCGTCACGGCCACCTTCCTGCCCTCGTGCTCGGATGCGAACAGGTCGATCAGAATATCCCACGCTGGGTCAGCGAACAAATCAGACGTGAACAGCGCCGCGCGCCTCTGCCGCAACCGAGCATAGCGGCGGGCCGCTTTCGCCAGACTCTCGATAGGTTGGACTGCCGGCGTATCGGGCAGCAGATCCTGTTCGATTTCGGCAGCGGACGTATCGCTGGCGAACAAGTCCTCCGCGCGATGAATTTCATCCGCCAGCATCCGCACGAGCGTGCTCATGCGACGCAGATCGCCCATGATGTTTCTCCGTTAAGATCAGGTGCGGCTATGGGCGGATCGGTGCGCGGCGTGATCCATCATCACGCCTGCAGCCATCACCAGCACCATCGGCACGCCCCAAAAGCTTTCCAGCACCCGATAGATCACCGGGGTATGCTCAGGGATCAGGATCGCCGAGAGGTGCGCAAGGACGCCATTTCCCTGCAGACCGACGATCCAGATCGGCCACCATCGCCGACTGACCAGCATGATCGCCACGAACGCCACCAGCAACGCGCCGTCCAGCCAAAGCTTGAACCAGGGCGAGGTCGCCAGTTCCAGATCGACGGAACCAACCACGCGTCCGGCCAGGATGACAGCCATGATCAGCGCGCCAGCCAGCCGCCCCTCCCATCCGCCGTGCACGGCAGCTGCGCCACAACAGATAAAGGCCAGCGAAATATAGAGGTACACGATCAGCATGGCCAGGCGCACTCCATCAACGGCACCGGACCACGCCAACTAGCACGTTCGGCTTATACGGCCACGGCCGTATTGGCCGCGTCCGCGCTGATGAAAAACTCACTCGCCTTCCTCGCGGGAAGCGGGTTGTCACAGCCCACGTCCACGGTTTCCAGATTGCTGCCGCGCTTCAGCACCGTCATCCGCTTCATGGCTTCCACCATGTCACCGCGCCCCTTCACCACGTTGCGCAGCCCGTCCGTAACATTGTCCAGCAATCGCTGGCGCTCCGTCGCAGTCAGGTTAGACGTCTGGGCGGTTTCCAGCATGGTACCTAACAGGCGCGCACCGCTCGCCAGAGCGCTGTCAACGGAGGCGAAGGTCGTGCGAAGATCGGCCGCGATCACCATGGCAGCACCGGTATTGAAATCGTGCATGGACAAAGCTCCCCTGATCGCACCGGCAGCGGCCGGCGCGTTTGTTCGCGTTGCAGTCGATAATCTTCAGAGGATGGCCAGAAGCCCCATGAACGTTGTCGCGATAGCAAGCAGTGTCGCCAGACCGGCAAGGGCAATCCTTGTCGAATATAGCAGCTTCTCCGACATGCTCAGGTTGTTGGCCGATCCTCCCATCGGGATCGGGAACAAGGCGTGATTCAGCCACGCCAGCCCCGTCCCACCCGCACCTTTCGTCGTTTCGGCAGGCGCCGCAACCGGCTCCGATTGCGATGGTAATTTTTGCGGTACCTTCTGGGAGAGGTATTTTCGCGCAGCGTCTCGGCGGTTTGGGGCGTCCAGCTTCTCCATCGCGGTCGTGACATATGCGTCCACCGATCGAGGCGAGATCCCAATCTGAAGCGCGATCTCCTTAGACGACATCCCCTGCGCGACCAGTTCCAGGCACGCCGCTTGCCGTTCTGATAGGCCCCGATTCGAAACCACATCCTCCCCCCAATGCTTGATAGGTCCACATTGGATCATTGCCATGAACAGGATCGGGTGGGGAGTCATGCGGAGGGATGCGATCTTTACCAATCGCAAAAAGAACAAGGTCCACGCCGTACTGGAGATGGCAGGCAGCCGCGCCGAGCCCGAGTGATTCGCACACTTCGATCGCATCGCGGATCGAAAGGACTGCGCCGATGGCCGCCTCTCTAGCTGAAATCCTTTGCTTCATTCCTTTGCAGAAGGCTCTTTCAGCCTGATATTCAATCATATTTATAACCATTTCGGTTGTTTCCACGCACATAGTCTCGTCTTGAAACAAGGGGTTATTGCTGCGGAGCCACCTTTTGCGCCCTAGAAACTTCAATCCCCTTGGCGAGAAAGCACATTGTTGCTTAAATGTGTCTGCGAATTTGCGCATAGGAGGGGCATTTATGTTGAAGTTAATGATTTGCGGCCTTTTGGCCGCAACTTCTGTCTCTGCGTCCGCACAAGATGCAGCGGCAGTGGCTCCGGCACAGGCCAGCCGCACCATGCCGGCGAACACGCTGCTTGTCGTGACCCCGGCAGAAGAGATCAGCTCGAAAAAGATCGACGTCGGCAGCAAGGTGAAGTTCGTCACCATCGGCGATATCACCGAACAGGGCGCCGTTGTTATCCCACGCGGATCGATGGTCAGCGGAGACATCACCTTCAAGACCGGCAAAGCCATCGGGGGCAAATCCGGCAAGTTCGAAGTGGCGTTTCGTACCGTGCAGGTGCGCGGCACCGAGTACGCGCTGACTGGCGTCCACCGCCAGGAGGGCAAGGGCAACACCGCAGCAGCGCTGCTGGGCTCGATCCTCGTGTCCGGCCGATCTGCCGTGATGAAGCCAGGCGACGAAGGACGCGCGTTCACCGCCGCTCCAATTCCGTACTGATCCACATACGCCGCCGGCCATCAGTTGGTCGGCGGTTCCGTCTCAGTAGGCGAAAGCCACTAATACCTTCGAGGGGAGGCTGGCCACGACCAGAATGTGACGTTCGTCGGCTGCGCCTCCAAAGGCAGCTTTTTCCAAAAGCCGACGTCTAGCGCTTCCCAACTGTTCATCGAAGTGCCCAAAAAATGGGCATGAGCCATCGCGATTGCCTCAGAGGTCGCCGAGGCTGCCGAACGCCTCGAAATCGGCCGAATGGTCGACGGCGCGGCGAGCGGCGAAGATTCCCCAGACCGGTACCCCCGGAAACCGGTCCTGCAGCAGCCGGCGGCATGCGACGAAGCTGCAGCCCGTCGTGATCACGTCGTCGATCAGGATGATGTTCTGCGGCGCGGGCGCGCACTGCGCTTCCACTATGGTCAGCGTCGCGCGCAGCTGGTCTGGATCGAGCCGCTGCTCGCTCTCGTGCTGCGGCTGCCGTGCGGCGATCGGTTCGATCAACTCGCGCACATTGGCGTTCGGTGACACCAGCCGCGCGATCTCCGCCATGCGTGGATCGTGCTCGGGATCGGTTCGCAACTTGGACGGGGGGATCGGCACCAGCGTCACGATCCCATAGGATTGCGGATTTATCGCGCCCCGGATCGCCGCCGCCACCCGCGACATGTCGCGCACCTTGTACTGCCACTGCTGCGTATGCCGCAGGCTCGGCTTCTTCTTGATGTTGGTGATGATCTGGTTGGTCGAGCTGTGACTGTACCCGCCGCGAGCGGTATACTCGCCGAAAAAGTAGCATTCATGTTCGGCCGTCAGGTACCAATGGTCCTGACGCTCGAGATCACCGATCTTCCGTATCTGCGGAGACCAGCTCGCGTCTAACGTCGGCATAGCTGTGGATCCTGATCGCTCCCTGTTCCTCGAAACGGGCCGGCCAGGTGAGATCCTTCCGTTCGAAGCAGCTGTTCATGATGAAGAGTTTACGGCCCTGGCGCAGCGCTTCGCGGGCCTGCACCAGTGTCCCCGACGTCTCGCCCGCCTCGACGATGATAGTCGCCTGGGTCAGTGCCGACATCAGTTTGTTGCGCTCGGGGAAGAAGAACCGGTTCGAGCGGAAATCCTGCGCGTCATAGCGCAGCACCGGGACCTGGCTGATCAGCAGATGGTCGCGGGCGATCTGCTCCTGCAGCGCCGCATTAGCCTTCGGATAGACCTTGCCGAGCGGCGTGCCGATCACTCCGATGGTGCGGCCGCCGGCCGCGATCGCCGAGCTGTGCGCGGCGGTGTCCACGCCTTCGGCCAGCCCCGAGACCACCGTGAAGCCGTCCCTGACCAGCCGATAGGCAAGCGTCTGGGTGCGCTCTATCCCGAGCGGCGACGGCTTGCGGGTGCCCACCACCGCCACCGCCGGCAGAGTCACCAGGTCCCAATCGCCCTGGATGTAGAGCAACTCCACCGGATCGGCGGCATCGCGGAGGCGCTCGGGATATTCCCATTCGCCGTGAATGCGGATGTCGAAACGCTGTCGAGTACGTTCGCGCAGCTTGGCGAGCACGCGGCTGCCGACTTCCCGAGCCTGGGTCTCCGGGACCAGATGCGAGGGGCGCGAGCCAGGCGAGCCGCGAAACCGCTCGGCGATGGATTTGAAACTGGCGTTATGCTCGCACCACAGCGCCTCATAGGCGCCGATCTCGAGCGCGGCGTCGATTGACCCCGAAATTAGGTTGCTGCGGTCGCCGACGCTCCACAGAGTCGATTGATGCATCCGCTTCTAACTCCCCGTCACACGATAAGACGCAAGCCAAGGCTGGACGCAACGGGAAAATCGCCTCAGCTCGGCGCCAGGATGTAGAACATTGAGCGAACAGATTCAAGCGGCGGCGCTCCGCCCGGGCCCATCATATGGATTCAAGCGGCGATTTCGGTTACCCCTGCCTCCGTCGTTCGGGCGCTGCCGTGTAGAACCTGGCCCATAGCTCCTCCCGCGCTTCATGCTGGTCCAGCGTACCACCTCACTGTGGGATCAAACACCTAGTGACAGAAGTCGCCTAGGGCTCAATCGATCTGCAACGGCGGCTTCGTCCCAGTCCCTTCCGAAGTTCGCACCGCTTTAAGAACGATTCGTAAATGAGATCTCCCGCTTGCGACGGGCCGAGGAACGGTGAAAGCGGGAGCGATGATGATCCTTGCCGCTGCCTGCGTTCTCATTGCTATCGATGGTGACACCCTCCGTTGCGGGCGAGAACGCATCCGCTTGGTAGGTATCGACGCACCGGAGCTGCCAGGCCATTGCCGGCGCGGCCGACGGTGCGTGTCGGGCGATCCATGGCAGGCGAAGACCGCCCTCACGCTGGCAATCCGGGGCCAGGCCGAAATCAGAAGGTTCGGATTCGATCGTTATGGCCGCACCTTGGCGAGCGTGCGCGTGAATGGTCGCGATCTAAGTTGCCATCAAATCACCACTGGCAACGCGTCCTATGTTGCCCGGTGGGATCCAGCGCACGTCATCTTCGCAACCTGCACCAAGTCGATCGGCCTTTCCCGCCCCTGAAGTAGCTGGCGGTGCTGATCGCCAAAGGCGAACCGCGCCGTATCTCACCGTCACACCCCGGGACATTTCGCATGAACGCGTCCCAATAACCCGATGAAATACCCGAAAAGTTTTCCCTTTCCTACACAGTCAGCCCCCCGATAATAGAACATACAAAGAACATTTCAGCCAAGGGGCGCGTTAATGTGTAAGGAAGTACGACGATTGACGCCGGGATGCGAACATGGGTGCGCGACGTGCGAAGTTTCGTGCGCCGTGTTCGCCGCATTGCGCGATGATCTATGGCGGGAATTGGAGCAGCTGCACCGGGATCGGGCGCTGCACCCTCACCGGGCTACGGCGCGAGATCTCGAAGCTGCGAAAGAGCTGCTGGCAAACGCCGAGCGAGAATTTGAGCGCGCTCGTCCTCTGTCGCGTTCTCCGGGAGGATGCGCAGCATGGCCCGGAACATCGCGGCAAGCGCGTCCTCACTAGGGAGCGCAACCTGCATAGTGACAAACTGGACCGGGCGTTCCGGTTCGATAATCGGGGCGTCCGGCGAAGGATCATCGGTTTCACCGAGAAGGAAGCTCGGAGACGTGCGCAGGGCACGCGCAATCAGATGGATGTGCTTGGTTCCATACGCGCCGCCGGTCGCCAGCTTGTTGACGGCTGTTTGCGAGATGCCCACGCGTCGCGCCAGTTCTGACTGGCTTATCCCGCGTTCAGCGAGAAGAGATCGGAACCTTTCGGCGGAGAACATGGTCTGACGCTACACCTTGGGTTGTAGAGCGGTACAAAACTTTACGGGTTGACCATCTACCACCTTAGTTTTAGACGGCGTTTATGGCTCGAACCGTCAATCCGCAAACCGCTCTGCGCCTCGCCACGGAAGTGGCAGGATCCCAATCCGCTATGGCGCGCATCTGCGCGGTATCGCAGGCGGCAGTTTGGAAGTGGCTCACCAAAGGCAAGCGCCTCCCAGCCGAACATGTTTTAAGTGTTGAACGCGCTACGGGCGTCTCTCGCTCGCTCCTCCGCCCAGACCTCTATCCCGACACTCTCCATTTAAGCCATGCACCGCGCGTGGTCGCGTGCGATACCCCGGTGTCATCGAACGCCTACAACTTTTCCGATAGCCCCGCGGGTCGCACTGCGGCGGAGGCTACGGCGGCTTTGGCCGACCGGAGCCCCATCCTTCCCCATGGACGGTCCCCGCTCGATCGGGGCCAACCCGCATGACGAAGGCGCGTGTTCCGGGCACCTGGTCCGCCGCCGTCACGCGGATCGCCGATCATCTGGGCATCGCCGCCGCCGCGCGTGCCGCAGGCGTGGGCGAACGTACCATCTACAAATGGTCCGATCCCGATATGGCGACCACGCCCACACTGGCCCAAGCTCTCGCGCTCGATCTCGCCTTTGCGGACGCGGGTGGCGATGGTCTGCCGCTGCTCGCGATCTACCTGGCTGCCACCGAAGGCCGCGCGATCGCCGTCGAGCCGTGTCGCGAGGCGCTAGTCGAAGAACTTGCCAAAGCTTCTAAGGAGTTTGGCGAGGCGGTGGAACATTCGCTGGTCGCCGCGCGGCCCGCGGCCACGCGCACCCATGTGCTGCGCGCAATGACGGAAACAGCCGAGCTGGAACAGGCCACCAAAACGATCGCGCGCCGGCTGCGCGCCATGATTCGCCGCGGCGCGGGGCCGCAGCAAATAGCGGGGGGCTCCCGATGACCGTCAAACGACGCCTTTCCTTCACATGCCCAGAGTGCGGATCAGCAGTCATCTGCCGCACCAGCGAACAGATCACGCCCACCATCCGTGAGGCGCGGCTGCTCTGCGAGAATGACGATTGCGGGTGCGCATTCGTCGCGCAGATCATCGCGGTGCGCTTCGTCGTGCGCGGCATGAAGCCCAACCCCGCATTGCACCTGCCGGTGGGCAAGTGGCGCGAACCGGCCAATGATGACGCGCCGCCGGAGCCTGCAAATGACGACAGAGTCGCCGCCGACCTCGTGACCGGCTGATCCCTGCCGGCACCGCGCCGGCCCGAACCACCACCACCCGCCCAGCCCGGAGCCCCCGATTCCGGGAAGGGATTTCTGCTGCCCAAGAAAGGAAAGGACGCCACATGGCCACTACTCCCGGCACCTATCTCCGCCATCGCCGCGAAGCAGCGGGGCTATCCGTTGATGACGTCGCCGGCAGGATCGGCACCACGCCGCCGGTCAGCCTTCTCATGCGGGCGGAATGGGTGCGCCTGGTCGAAGCGGATCAGGCGCCGATCGGCGGAGACGTGCTGCGTGCGCTACGCGCCGCCTTCCCGTTCAACCAGCGCACCCTTCTACGACTGGGCGAGGCCGCCAGCGCAGCGGCGGATCGGCGCAAGGGGCGGCTTAGGGCGGCGCGAACCAAAGCCAAAGTGAGGCCGCGCGCGGCATGATCCGGCGCATTCCCCTCCGCGATGGGTACCGCGCTGCCCCTCTGCGTGCGCAGCACCCCGGCCGCGCCACCCGCTCCCAGCGGCTCCATGCCTCGCACTGCATCTGCGGCGCGTGCAGCAATCCGGCGGAGGCCCGCCCCTCCCACCGTGCGGCCTCGATCAGCCTGATCTTCCTGATCGGCCTGGCCGCTTCAACCGGCCTTCTATTCCTCGCCGATGCGACCACCGATGGCCCCGGCCTGCAGGTGATGATCGGCCAACCCGGAAAGCACCCATGAGCGACAATGTTTCTGCCGAGCGGCTGCGGCTGCTTATCGAACGGATCGAACGCCTTGAGGAAGAGAAGAAGGGCATCAGCGGCGATATCCGCGATGTCTACGCAGAGGCGAAATCCACCGGCTTCGACGTGAAGACGATGCGCACCATCGTCCGCCTTCGAAAGCTGGAAACGCACCACCGCGAAGAGGCGGAAATGCTGCTGGAAACCTACAAGCAAGCGCTGGGGATCTGACGATGCGTTCCCCGAAGCTCATGGTGCCGCTCGTCGGACCGCGCCTCCGCACCCAAGTACGAACGGCTGGCTTGGGCGTTCTCACGATCGGCGTGATGCTCGCCCTGCTCATGATCGCGATCGGCAACATCGTGCGCGAACGCCGCCGATAG